AACCTCTGTGAAAAATTGTTCCGGAAACTCCCTGCCCTCTGCATTCCCTTCCCCGGCGTGCAGGGGGCACTCCATTTATTTACCCGCAATAAAACTGATGTAAGCATCTACCATCTTTCGCTTTTCGAGTGGAAGCTGCATATATGTGATCAAGTGCTCATAGTTCGGCTCCCGGTCCTTTTCGACAAGAATCATCGACCCAAAGTCAACATCCGATTCTTTCTTTCCCGTCACCAGCTCATCAATGGAAATTTCAAACAGTTTCGCCATTTTTGAACATTGCCCCAGGTTCGGCTCCGTGCGTCCGATCTCCCAGGACGAAACAACCGACGGCTTAACATCTACTTTCTGCGCAAGTTCTGCCTGCGTAAATCCGCTGTGTATTCTGTATTCTTTGATTCTATCTCCGATCATTCCGAACACCTCCCTTCTGCTCACATTGTAGCACGAAAAGGAAAAAATGTGTAGAATTATGAAAAATGTGTTGACACTCTACAAAATGTGTTGTAATCTGTTTTCAGGTTGTTGATTTTACGAGAAAGGAGGTGCACCGGATGAGCGAGAGGTTGACGCTTCGTCAATGGCGGCTGGCAAGAGAAATCAGCATTGACCAGATGGCAAAAGCGCTGGAGATCCACCCGAACACATACTCCGCATGGGAGCAGGAACCGGAAAAGATCCCCGTCGGGAAGGCCGTCAAGATCACACAGCTTTTGGATGTTCACTTTGCTGATATTTTTTTGCCCTAAAACTACACATTTTGCATAGTGAGGTGTGAAAAATGGCAAGAACCACACTAAACCCCATCGGGGAAAGGATGCGGGCGTTCAATGTGTGGGTGGCTGGGTCGCTGAAGATCCAGAAGAAAACGCAAAAGCAGCTTGCGGACTATATCGGCATAGATGTGTCGAATGTATCACGCAGACTGCACGGAGCCGCCGAATGGACGCTTAAAGAGTTCTACAAGGTGGAGGAGTTTCTAGGAGAGGAGTTCCCAAAATGAGAAAGTTCTTTTATGTCTTACAGGCTTTCGGACTGCTGACCGTTCTGTTCGGGATCGGCTGCATCGAGAGCGAATCTATTTTACCCATCGTAATCATTCTGGCCGGATCGGCACTTTTCGGCATCGGCTACAAAGGAGAGCAGCAATATGTCACGCTTTAAGCTCATTCTGCTGGCAGCAGGGCTGGCTTTGTGTCCCCTAAAAGCAGAAGCGGCACAGGCACCCGTTGATCAGATCGTGGAGCACACGCAGAAGGACATCGACGAGATTGCCCGTGTGGTGATGTCGGAAGCAAACGCAGAGCCCACCGTCGGACAGGTTGCTGTTGTGGCCTGCATCTTCAACCGGGCCCGGATCTTTGACATGAGCATCCACGAGGTCATTTATAGCCCGAATCAGTTTTCCAGCCATTGGACGGGCAAGGTAAGCCAGGAGTGCTACGATGCCGTGTCAATGTACCTACAATGTCCGACGCTGTTCCCGGATGATCTGGTCTACTTCCAGAAGCACAGCTTTCCCAGATGGGGAGAGGACTATCTGAAAATCGGTGCTCACTACTTCAGCACCTACAAAGACAAAACAGAAATTGGAGAGGAGGAACGGAACAAATGCTTTTTTGTGTACGAGACGATGGAATTGCAAGCGCAGTAGTGCCTTATCCCGGTGAGACCGTGGAGGAGTGCATCTGCCGTATGTTAGAGATCAACGACATCCAGGAGGCGGAATGGTTTGATCCCAAGTATCTGAACGCACGACTTGACGCGGCAAAGCTGGTCATGCTGGGGCGGAGAGGACACAAGCCCGGAGAGGGTGAGAACATGATCGCCAACATTCTGACCGGAAAGCCGGAGCAGGAATGGTGCTACGGGCCCTATGTGATCGTGACCAGGTACGGCGGCGACTTCGTACAGCTCACGGCTGATTGTGGGTTTGTGGCGAATGTCATTCAGAAGTTATCCGGAATAGTCCTGAAGGATTTACCGTTTACGGTTCCGGGGGAAGGAGTAAAGAATGCCTAATCTGTACGAATTAACCGAAGACATGATCCGCCTGGAGGACCTGATCGAGGACGGAGACCAGGAGATCGACGAGGAGTGGCTGGTCAGCGAGTGGGAAGAGATCGAGGGAGACATCAACGACAAGACCGAAAAATGGCTGAAGGTCATCAAGAACCACGAAGCGGATATTAAGGTCCGCAAGGATGCAATCGCAGACCTGAACGCCAAGAACGAGCGGGATCAGAGAACCATCGACTTTATGAAGAGGACGCTTGTCCAGGTGATGGGCCTGCTGGGGAAGAAGAAGGCGGGAACCGCTATTCTGTCCTGCACCGTTGCAAACAATGGCGGCAAGATTCCGCTTGTGTGGGCTGACGGTTTCAAGGAAGACCCGACACTACTCCCGGAGAAGTGGCGGACGAAGGTCGAGACCTGGAAGGCCAACACGGACGACATCCGCGCGGCTCTGGAAGAGGGAGAGAAGATCCCCGGTGTGGAGCTGGGAGAGCGCGGTCAGCATTTACTCATCAAGTAAGGGGGAGACATGGCATCAAAAATCAGAGCAATCATCAAACGCCCGGACGAGCTCACGGGGCACATGACCAACATCTCGCACACGCTGGAGAACCTTCAGAAGATTGTCGGCGGGTACATCGAGTGCATCCCGCTCCGTGATGATGTCGTGATCCTGGTAAACGAGTACGGCAAGATCCAGGGGCTGGACTTCAACATCCCGCACCCGCACACGAACAAAGACTTCCTTGTTGGCACCATTATCGTCTGCGGCGTGAAGGGTGAGCATTTTGTCAGCCTGCCGCCCAGCTTTGAAATGAGCACCTGGCGGGGCATATTAGAAAAACTGCGGATTGGTGAATCCGTGTAGAAAGGAGAAAAGAATGGGACTTCCGGTATTAGTGTACGGAAAGAGCGGGTCCGGTAAATCTCGCTCGCTGAAATTCTTTGCAGAGGATGAGATCCTGCTGGTCAATGTGGAGGGAAAGCAGCTGCCCTTCCGCAGTAAGTTCAAATATCAGCTGAAGACGGACAACACAGACACCATCATCTCACAGATGGCAAAGATGCCCTGCAAGGTGGGCGTGATCGATGATGCGGGCTACCTCATGACGCACAACTTCATGAACAATCACCGCAACAAGAAGGGGAACGCTTCCTTCGATATGTACGACGACATTGCCGACACCATGTATTTCCTGGTGCAGAACATCAAGAACAATCTGCCGGAGGATGTCATCGTCTACATCATGCTCCACGAGGACACCAGCGACGCAGGCGACACCAAAATCCGTACCATTGGCAAGCTGATCGACAACAAGGTTTGCCTGGAAGGTATGGTCACCATCTGCATCCGATGTATGTCTGACAACGGCAAGCACTTTTTCCGCACCCAGACGGACGGCTTTGACATCAGCAAGAGCCCGGAGGAGATGTTCGAAGATGTGGAGATTGACAACAATCTGAAATTCGTAGACGACACCATCCGCAATTTCTACGGCTGGACAGCTCCGAAGAAGAAGGGAAAGGGGGAAGCAAAGGATGGATGAGCTGCAGAGTTTGGCTGACATGGTGGCGGCGGTTCATTTCGCTGGTCTGCCTGTTCAGGTCTATGAGAAGACCTACCAGCTGAATGTCACCGATGTGGACGGCGTGGTTCAGTCTTACTACGCCAGCACCGGCACGGCAGTCTTTCGGGACGGCAACAACAGATACACGCAGAAGCGCAAAACCGTGAAGGATATGCCGTTTGAGGAGTTCCTGGCGCTCTGTACGGGCGAGAAGGATATTTTAGCAACCTATTTTTAATCAAGGAGGAATAAACAATGAACAAGCCTAACGGATTCGATGAAGTCAACGCGGGAGATTTTACCCCGCCCGCACTCGGTGGCCATACCTGTGAGATCAAGCAGGTGAAGGAGACCACTTCCAGCACCGGCAAGCCCATGGTCATGGTCTACTTCGATTTTGACCAGAAGGACAGCCAGCCCGGATATTTCGCAGAGCAGTTCCGCTCCGACATTCGCCCCGATAAGAAGTGGCCCTATGCCGGAACCAAGTGGATCTTGACCGAGGACGCAGATGGCAAGTGCTCACGCAATTTCAAGAAGTTCATCAATGCGGTGGAGCGCTCCAACAACATGACCGTCAGCTGGGGCAAGAATTTTGAAGCGCAGTTCAAGGGCAAGAGAATCGGAGCCGTGTTCGGTGAGGTCGAAAGCGAATACAACGACAAGATCACCAAGAGACACGAGCAGCGCTGGTGGTGTGAGTATGACAAGGCCGGTGCGGCAGAGATTCCCGCTCCCCAGCTTCTTGACCGCCCTGCTGCCAAGCCTAACGGCGACGACTTCATCAATGTTCCCGCCGGAATGGATGAAGACCTGCCCTTCTAATGATCATCCAGATTGACACCCGAGAACACAAGTTTGAGGTGGCACGGATCCAGCGACAGATCGAGAGGGAGGGCGTGGAAACCTTCCTCTCCAAGCTGGATGTTGGCGACTACATGGACACCAGCAATCCGACGCTATCCATTGACCGCAAAAAGAACCTGCAGGAGCTGTGCAGCAATGTCACGCAGCAGCACGAACGGTTTAAGCGTGAGCTGATCAGAGCCGTGGAGCATGGCATCCACCTGGTCATTCTGATTGAGCACGGCCCCGACATTCAATCGCTTGAGGATGTTTACTTCTGGGACAATCCACGGCGGGAGAAGTCACCGAAGGCAACATCAGGAGCGCAGCTGTATAAATCGCTCTGCACCATGCACGAGCGCTACGGCGTGGAGTTTGCTTTTTGCGAAAAACAGAACACCGGGAAAAAGATAATCGAGATTTTGAAGGGGGCAACATGAGCAAAGACAAAGGCTACATCCTGCTCCACCGGTCCATCCTGGACAACAGGGACATTTGGGACACGGGGGAGCCGTTTACAAAGCGTGATGCCTGGATTGATCTCCTGCTCCTCACCCAGCATTCAGAGTACCGTGGAATCGAACGAGGGCAATGTGCCACAAGCATGGGATGGCTGATGCGTCGGTGGAAATGGTCCAAGAAACGAGTGCACCACTTTTTGCACCACCTAGAGGACCTAGGGATGGTTACCATCAAGGGTACCACAAAGGGTACCACGCTAACCATTGTAAACTATGACAAATTCCAGAATACGGGAAACACAAAGGGTACCACGAAGGGTACCACCAAAGGAAACACCAAAGGAAACGCAAAGGGTACACAAACAAAGAATGTATATACAAGTAATGTACCTACGATGAATGTAGATACAACCGAAGAGCCCGCTCCGCTCTGGGATCCTCAAGGGAGGATTTACGAATGAACGAACAAAGCAGCATTGATGAAAAGGAAATACGGAAAGCGCTGTCTGTGTTCAAGGACGGGGGCAAGCTGGTTGAGGTCAGGATCCTGGCTGGCAGTAAAACCATCAGCGGGTATTTCACGAGCGCAGACAAGGTGATCGAGGAGCTGCGCCGGATGGATGAGCAAGGCAAGCTGAACCGCACGAATGTGTTTTACACCATCAACCGGCTGAAGGATGAATGCTACGACAGAGCCCAGCATGATGAGTTCGTGATGATCAAGGACAAGCTGCCAACAACCAGCGACAACGATGTGATTGCTTATGAGTGGCTGTTGATTGATTTGGACTCAGAGAGGGCATCCGGTACATCATCCACGGACGAGCAGGTGGCAATGGCTGAAGATCGGGCGAGGAAGGTTTTTTCGTATCTGCGTGGCAGAGGATTCCCTGATCCTGTGATGGCATATAGTGGCAACGGCGTGCACCTGCAATATTCTGTCGGGCTGAACAACACGCAAGGCCGTGAGGATCTGATCAAGAAGACGCTGGAAGCATTGAGCATCCTCTTTTCGGATGATGCGGTCAAGGTTGATACATCGGTACACAATCCAGCAAGGATTTGCAAATTGTACGGCACCAGAGCACAGAAGGGAGCGAACACCGAGAAAAGGCCGCACCGAATGAGCCGGATCAAGTATGTACCCGCCCACATTGAGCAGGTGTCAGCCGTTCTGCTGCAGTCGCTGGTGGATGATGTGCTCCCGAAAGCACAAAAGCCGGAGCAGTACAACAATTTCAATCCGTGCAAGTTCGACCTGGAAGAATGGCTGGACCGTCACGGCATCGAGTACACCAAGAAAAGCGCAGGGGACTATGACAAGTTCGTGTTGGCCTGCTGCCCGTTCGACAACTCCCACAAAGCACCGGATGCGATGGTGACAAGGAGCAGAGCTGGAGAATTGGGATTTAAGTGCCTGCACAATTCATGCGCTGGTAAACATTGGCGGGACTTTCGGATGTTCTATGAGCCGTCTGCCTATGATCAGACCTATGACAGCCACATCGAGGATGGTTACGAGCACCACAAACAGAACCGCGACATTGCAACACCGCTGGACCAAATCGGTGACTTTGCGGGGCAGGTGGATGCCAGCAGATATGATTCGCCTAGATACCTGACCGCCACCGAAATTAGCAAGATCCCGCAGGACACAGAGGAATTTATCACCACGGGCATCACGGCGATTGACAAGAAGATGCGAGGGCTGATCCGTGGGGGCGTTACCCTGTTGAGCGGCCTGCGAGGCGGTTCCAAGTCAACCGTGCTCACACAGATTGCGCTTCATGCGATTGAATGCAATTTGAATGTGCTCTTTCACTCGTTTGAGCTTCCGGCAAAGACCACCCTGCGCTGGTTCGACCAGATGGCAGCAGGCAAATGGAACACGCAGCCGACGCAATGGGAAAACTACTTCACCGTGAAGAAGGGAGCGCTGGATCTGATTCACCCGTGGCTGGATCAGCACCTTTTTATCTACGACAACAACCACGGGAATGATTTTGAAGCCATCTATCAGGGCATGGTCGCCGAGATCGGACTGCACAAGCCGGATCTGATCATCCTGGACAATCTCATGGCGCTGGACATTAGCGGGTACAACCAGCGGGATCAATACCAGGCGCAGACCACATTCATCAACAAGGTGGTCACGCTGGCCAAGTGGAGCAACACGCATATTATCGTCGTGGCGCATCCGAGGAAGGCAAACGGCTTTCTGCGATTGGATGATGTAAGCGGCACCGGCAATCTGGTTAATGCCGTGAACAATGCCTTTATCATTCACAGAGTAAATGAGGACTTTAAGCGGCTGACGCAAGAAATGTTTAAGTGGAAATTGAGTGATCCCGTGTATGACGGCACAAATGTCATTGAGGTGGCGAAGGATCGGGAGTATGGAACGCAGGATTTCTTTGTTCCTCTGTATTACGAACGGGAGACCCGCCGCCTGCTGAATGATAAGGCCGAGTGCATCCACTACGGATGGGAAACGGAAGAATTTAGCCAGGATGAAGAATGGACCACGCTGGAGGGAGACCAGCTGACACAGATGGAGGTGTTGTGGAGTGAGTAAATTTGGAACGGAATCAGCCGAGCGGATGTTCTTTGCGGAGTTTTATCGGCTGTGTGAGAGGTATTACGGAGCTGACCGGCAGACATTGGAAGCCTGCTGGGACGATTTCTGCAGGGAGACTGATTCGCTGCACAAGCGGTATGCAGATGTCTCCCCAGAGCTCAACCGCTTCGCCCGGTTTATGATCATCGGGCTGATTGATTGGTTTAATGCTGAATATTGGCTGATGAATGACGATGACAGCCCGTGTAATAACTGCCCGCGCAATCGGCTGGTTTAAGGGGGTGAGTGGATGGAAGGGCAGATCACGATTTGGGACTACATGAAAAGCCTTGAGCCCGTTCAAAAGCCCGATGATTCCGTTTGTGAAGGTTGCAAGTGGCGAGGATATGCCGGCAGACGACTGGAAGTGGAGCGGCTGGGCCATACATGGGTTTATTGCTGTCCTGGAACGGCCTGCGCCAACCACATGACAGGAACACCGCTGAATTTGTCTGTCCATGACAAAAAGCCATATTGCTATAACCGGGACTTCCTGCCGCCGCTTGAAAACCTGCTGCCACTACTTGAAGGGTATTACGACATCAAGTTTAAGCAGAAGGTGTGGAATGACGGGGATGTTACATGGTACTACACGCGGCGCAAAGTCACGGTCTCCCTGGATGAGGACACTTACTTCGAAGGGTGTGGAACAGGTGGACGGTTCATCGGTGTCAGCTACACAAACAGTATAGGAGAGGGGCACAGTTCTCCGTGTGACAACCTTTATGAAGTTTTGAAACTGATGGATAAAGCAATTTCGATAATGGAGGG